TTAAAAAAGGGAAGGGGTCGTAGGGGAAAGGACGCGATAAGGTGCGTCGCGTCTAGCGACGCTCGGTGCCCAAATGGCACCTGAACCGAGGTTTCCCTACTTGGCATACAAGAGCATACTTAAAAAAGGGAAGGGGTCGTAGGGGAAAGGACGCGATAAGGTGCGTCGCGTCTAGCGACGCTCCGGAAGCGTACGACGCTCCGGAAGCGTACGACGGTCGGTGCCCAAAGGGCACCTTAACCGTAGGTTTCCCTACTTGGCATACAAGAGTCCACAATATCCACCAATGAAAGACAACACATTGTATCTTTCTTCAAACAGTTTCATATTGTAATTGTATTCGTAGAGACGCCATGTTGGCGCATTCGTCCCAATGACAACGCCATCACCATTGCATGTAATTTGGTAGTCATAATTTTGCAAATCAAGTTGCGGGACAAACGTGTTGATTTCGATTTCGACAGTTTTGAATTTTGACATATTGATTGCACCTGTTGGTTGATAATCAGTCGGGTTCGTGTTCAAGCAGAAATTGTAGCAATAAAGTCCATTGTTAGAGAACCCAGCTGTGCGCGTATACTTCTCAACATACTCGAAAACCTCACGTGTCAAAAGATTCTCTCTGTATTCGCCATTGAAAAGAATGCCCATCGTTTCCAAAATTTCTTTCCGATTCTCAACTGTGAATTCGCCAGTAATGAAATAACCGGTGTTTTTTCCGTCGGGGTTTACCAGGGGTCCAATTAAACGTGTATTGTCTGCATTAGAATAAATATCCGAGTTTGTTCCGGCAATGGGTGCATTCTGAATATCACCCGGGATAGTTCGATACGGCCAGTTGGTATAATTACTCCATTCATTTCGCATATAAACATCGTTTCTCTGCAGATACCACATCCAATTTGCCACCATTCCATTGGACTGGACTTTGATTTTCTTGGAACCTGTGACATTTTCATAATTATATTCAAAAATGTCTTTGATTAAATAGACTTGATTCTCCGCCGTAAAAGTTTTGGTTTCCTCTTTGGACAAAAAACAATAAGTTGCTAAAATATGGATATCCGCATTCCATCCATTGATGAGGTTGGGGTATTTGTCTTTTGTAATTATTTCGGAGGGTGGGGTTTGCAAGAACCGATAGAGTTGAAAGCGGTCCTGTGTGAAATCGGGGCGGACATATGGATAGTTATTGACATCATCAAAAACGTCGCGAACCTGGAAAAGCTCTTCGATGGGTCTCAATGTAACATTGATATATAGCTCATTGTATTGGAGAGAAGCCATTGGGAAAGCGCATTTGCTGTCAAGTGTGAACCATGCGTTAATGGGAATATACAGTGAACGGCCTCGTATCGAAGGTTCTGCACCCAAAGTGCTGCCTTCAATATAATAAGCGGAAGGATACGTATTTGCACGACCATAACTGTTTGCAGGGTCATTGATTTCGCTAATATTTCCGGACATTTGATTGAAAAGCCCCTTTTTGGACTCGTTGAAGTCGCGTTCAACCATTGCGGCTAAATAATCACCCGAGTATTTTTGCAGAGTAAAATTTCCGCACTTGATTTCAATTTCTTTGACAATGTGTGTGCCAATATCTTTAATCCAACGGAAATCGTAGGATGCCCATTTATTGTTCGTTTCTGTGCATGGGTGATAGATGGGACTCCAGATATGGGGCAATGTAATCACGATGTAGGTATCCATTAGCAACTCGGCGTAACGGGGCATTTTGAAAGAAAATGTCGATGCTTCTGATGTTCTCAAATCGCGCAATCCGTCATAATCAATTCTGAATTTTTGAAGCCCGAAATTGGTTATTTTTTTATAGGTTGCTTTAAAAAGTGTTTTCTGTTCGGTTCCGCCTTGAATAATTGTATTATTTGCTCCTTCGGCAACAAGATTTAGTAATCCACCAGCCATTGTATATTGTATAATACAATGGTGGATTTAAATTTATTTAATCTCGAATAAATATATAATGCATCCAATTAAGAAATTTTTGATTTTAGTGATTGTGTTAGTTGCAATTATTATAATTTACAATTTATTAAATACACGCCAAATTATCAAAATAAATTATGAAAAAGAAAAAAAAGAGCTGAAGGAGGGGTTTGCAGAAGCCTCAGCTTCAGCCTCAGCCTCGACCTCGTCAATTGCTGCAATTCCGCAAAGTTACAGTAAGCTACCGATTCGCGAGTTTATTATCAAATCCTCTTATAACAGTGCAATTAACAATGAGAACATCGCAGATAAAAAACAAATTATGGCAGTTCTGGAGAGAGGATGCCGACTTGTAGATTTCGAAATATACACGCGAAACAACATTGAATATGTTTCTTATTCAGAGGACCCCAAATACAAAAGCATGGACACGGATAATGAAGCAGAGAATCGTTTGACATTGGGCGACGCATTCAACACTGTGGTTGGATATGCATTTACAAGTCCGTCTCCATCACCCAATGACCCATTGTTTGTTTCTCTCCGAATCAAAAATAACTCGACCGAAACGTATTCGCGCATTGCAACCCTTATTAACTATGCATTCAAGTCCCGTTTGTATAAAGGCGAAGTGAACAGTGCAACACCCCTGGAAAAAATAATGGGAAAAGCGGTCATCATTTTGGACAGAACTAGTTCACCGGAATACAAGAATTTCATGGACTGTTCTACTTCTTCTTGTTATAAATTGACTGAATATGTCAATATAGAAGCAGGAACAATTGGATTTCCAAAATACACATACACAAATTTAGAAACACTTCCCCAAAAATTGGTGAGCCCAAGTAAAAATGGATTAGAAACAAATATTACAAGTTTTATGATAATGACACCTACACAGATAGACCAAGCTAAACCGCCAAATCCTGTCGATACCATATCAAAATGGTTTCCACAATTCATTTTATATAAATTTTACAAACCAAGTGAAGAATTAACAGACTATGAAAATATATTTAATGAAAATCAGACGGCGCTTGTTCCAGTATCAGCCATTATATCAAATAGCCGAAAACAAAATTCCGCACCACAATAAATAAAAAATATATTTGTTAATTGTATATGAACAAATATAATACCCCACTATGCAACAACAAAATGAGTTTTGACGAATGCGAGTTGGCGATTTTGCGCCAAGCCGTGGACGAAAGTGAAATGATAAAAGCCAAGAAAACGGTTATGAACGAAGACGTCAAAAAAATCATCAACATTTTAGAAAATTTTTTGCAAAAAAAACCGCTCATTTGTTATGGCGGCACGGCAATCAACAACATTTTGCCGAAACAGGACCAGTTCTACAATCGAGAATTGGAAATCCCCGATTACGATTTTTACTCAAAAAACGCGCTCAACGATGCGATTGAATTGGCGAATATCTATTCTGACGCCGGATACAAAGAAGTCGAGGCAAAATCGGGTATGCACCACGGGACTTACAAGGTTTTTGTGAATTTCATCGCTGTAGCCGACATCACTCATTTGCACGAGGATGTTTTTGACGCTTTATACACAGATTCAATCAAAGTGGCGGGAATCAAATATGCTCCTGCCAATTTTCTGCGTATGAATATGTATTTAGAACTGTCTAGACCGATGGGTGATGTGAGTCGTTGGGAAAAGGTTTTCAAACGATTGTCTTTATTGAACAAGCACTATCCTGTGAACCCGACAACGAATTGCGACAAAGTCGAGTTCCAGAAAAAAATGGAGGAAGAAACAATTCGTTCTATTATAAGTAGAGACAGTGTGGGTGAAAAAAGCTATTTAAATCTGTCGACATCCAAGGTAGAAGAAGATATTCACATCATTATTCGCGACAGTTTAGTATCGTTGGGTGCCATATTTATTGGCGGATATGCATGCTCACTTTACTCCAAATATATGCCGGAAAAGGAAAAACGCAAAATAGAGAAAACCGCGGACTTTGATGTAATTATTGACGACATTGATAAAGCCGCCATCATTGTCAAGGAACAACTGGAAACCAAAGTCAAAGAGAAAATTGTGTTGATAGAACACGCGGAAATCAGCGAAATTATTCCACGAAACATTGAAATCAAGATTGGCGATGATTCGGTGGCGTTTATCTACGAGCCGATTGCGTGCCACAGTTACAACAAAATAGAGGTCGACAAGAAGGAAATCAATATTGCAACGATTGACACATTGTTGTCGTTTTATTTGGCGTTCCTCTATTCAAAGAAGGAATACTACAAGAATAAGGACAAGATTCTCTGCATGGCGATGTTTCTCTTCGACGTCCAACAGAGAAACCGACTTAGTCAAGAAGGGCTGCTGAAACGATTCACAATCGATTGTTATGGAAAACAGAAAATGTTAGAAGACATTCGCACAGAGAAGGCGGAAAAATTCAAAGAACTCATACCGAAGAAAGGGACTGTGGAATACGATGAATGGTTTTTGAAATACAATCCAAACGATAAGCGCAAAAGGACA